AATCAGCTCGACGTGTACATTCCGTGGGTCGGATATGACGCGTGGTCCGCGACATACTGGGTCGAGGAGATGAAGGACGAGTTCGGAAAGGAAAGCATGATTGCGGTCCATCAGGGCAAGCAGACGCTCTCCGCTCCGATGAAACAGCTCGGAGCAGATTTAAGCAGCAAACTCGTGGCTTATAACAATAACCCAATTGATAAGTGGTGCCTTGCAAATACGGCGATTGACATTGACAAAAACGATAATATCCAGCCTAAAAAAACAAGCAGCCCGCGGAAACGTATCGACGGACTCGCCGCCCTGCTGGATGCGTACACGGTGCTGCAGGATAAGCTCGGCGAGTACCAGACGATGATTTGAGGTGATTCTAACGGGATGGATTAGAAATTTTACAAGCCGGCTTCGGAACCGCTCCCCGACCGCCGTCCGATTCCAGATGATGACGGACAAGGGGAACGGATTTTACATGTGGGACGGGAAGCTGTTTCACAGCGACATTATTCGCGCCTGCATCCGGCCGAAAGCGAAGGCCGTCGGGAAGCTGGTCGGAAAGCATATCCGGGAGGCGGTAACCGCGCAGGGGAAAAATCTGACCGTCAACCCGGACGCCTATATCCGATTTTTGCTTAAGGAGCCGAACCCGTACATGACGGGGCAGGTTATGCAGGAAAAACTGGAAACACAGCTCTGTCTCAATAACAACGCTTTTGCCGTTATCGTCCGGGACGACCGGGGCTACCCGATGGAGATTTACCCGGTGCCGGCGGCGCAGGTCGACGCGATTTACGACGCGGGGATGAATCTGTATTTACGGTTTTACTTTCCAAACGGGCGCCGGGCGACGTTCCCATATTCCGACGTCATTCACCTCCGGCACGACGTTTACGAAAACGACATTTTCGGGGAAAGCCCAGTTCCAGCTCTCTCCGGACTGATGGATGTGATTTCCACAACTGACCAGGGAATCATCCGGGCGATTAAGAATTCGTCGATTATTCAATGGCTGCTGAAATTCACAAATTCCCTCCGGCCGGAGGACCTGCAAAAGCAGGCTACGGATTTTGCGAACAACTATCTGTCCATCAACAGCGCTTCGGTCGGCGTCGCCGCTGTGGACAGCAAGGCCGAGGCCGTCCGGGTCGAGCCGAAGGATTACGTCCCGAACGCTGCGCAGATGGACCGGACGACAAAACGGATTTACTCGTTTTTTAACACAAATGAAAAAATCGTGCAGTCGAATTATGATGAAAACGAGTGGCAGGCATATTTTGAGGCAGAAATTGAACCGGATGAAATCCAGCTCGGCGAGGAATACACACGGAAGATTTTTACCCGCCGCGAGCGCGGGCACGGGAACCGAATCTACTTTGAGGCAGCAAACCTGCAGTACGCGAGTATGCAGACAAAGCTCGGTTTACAGGCAATGGTAGACAGAGGCGCACTCACCCCGAATGAGTGGCGCGCCGTGCTGAATCTCGCACCGCTTCCCGGCGGCGATAATCCCATCCGCCGGTTGGACACGCAACCTACGGAAGAAAGCGGAGGTGATGAAGATTGAAGGTTGAAATCAAAGGCGAAATCATCCCAAACGACTACAAAGAAATCTATGATTATATCGGATGGTCTGCAACCTGCCCGAGGGATGTTTCCGACGCTATCCAGAAGGCAAATGGCGAAGTGCTGGATGTGGAAATCAATTCTCCAGGCGGAGATGTTGATTCCGCGTCCGAGATTTACACGGCACTCAAGGGCTACTCCGGCACTCATATCCATATCGTCGGATTTTGCGCTTCCGCCGCGTCGATGATTGCGATGGCCGGGAAGTCGGAGATGGCTTCCACGGCCCGGATGATGGTCCACCGCGTCTCCGGCATAGCCGAGGGCAACTACCACGAAATGGACGGCGCGTCCGAGGCGTTTCAAAAGGCTGACCGTTCCGTTGCCTCGGCGTATGTGGCGAAGTCAGGGATGAGCGAAAAAGACGTGCTGAACATGATGGACAAAACCACCTATCTTACCGCGGATGAGGCGGTCAAGCTCAAGCTGGTAGACCGCGTGATGTTTAAGACGGAATCGCCTCAGCAGTTCGCAGCCTCAGCATCCGGATTACTACCGCGGGCCGTGGTTGACAAAATCCGGTCCCTGCTCAACGAGAAGAAAATTCAAACTGAACTTAATTTTTTGAAAGAAAAGGTGATTTGAATGACAAAAGAAGAATACATGAACAAGCGGAAAGGCCTTATCAATGAGGCACAGTCTTTTATTGACGGCGGCAAACTCAAAGAAGCTGCCGATAAGACGAAAGAAGTAAAAGCGCTTGACGATAGTTTTGACGCCGAGTCCAAAGCCCGCGCAAATCTTGCCGCACTATCCGGCGCTCCGAAAATCGTTGACATTTCCGTTGCGGGCAAGCCCGTTGCCGGCACGACCGTAGCTTCCACTACCGCGCCGCAGGGTCCGGTCGACGTCTACGATTCCGACGAATATCGCAAGGCATTTATGGATTATACCCTTCGCGGAAAAGCATTCCCAGCCAATCTTCGCGACGTGGCCGAGAGCACCAAGACCCCGGATGTGGGCGCCGTGATTCCGACGACGATTGCCCAGCGCATCGTCGAAAAGATGGAATCCATCGGCATGATTCTCCCGCTGGTCACCCACACGGCGTACCAGGGCGGCGTGTCCATTCCGACCAGCGCTGTAAAGCCAGTTGCGACGTGGGTCGCTGAGGGTGCCGGAAGCGACACGCAGAAAAAGACCACTGGCAGCATCACTTTTGGATATTACAAGCTCCGCTGCGCGATTTCTCTATCGCTGGAAGCATCCGTCGTGACGCTCGGATTTTTTGAAACGACATTTGTCAACAGCGTATCCGAGGCAATGGTCAAGGCGCAGGAGCAGGCAATCGTCAGCGGCTCCGGCTCCGGGCAGCCAAAAGGGATTCTCGCCGAAACCGCGCCGGACGGGCAGAATGTTGATGTCACGGCCACCGGAAAAATCGACTACACCACCCTTGTGGATGCCGAGGCGGCGCTCCCTCTGGCCTATGAGAACGGCGCGGTCTGGTTCATGACCAAAAAGACCTTCATGAAATTTGTCGGCATGGTGGATTCGCAGAAGCAGCCGATTGCCCGTGTGAACTACGGCATCAATGGCGCGCCGGAGCGCACCCTGCTCGGTCGCCGGGTTGTCCTCAATGACTATATGCCCAGCTATGCCGACACGGTCACGTCGGACACGGTCGTTGCGTTCCTGTTCCGCCCGGAAGACTATGTGCTCAATACGAATTATGCCGTGACTATCAAGCGGTACGAGGACAACAACACCGATGACCAGGTGACCAAGGCGATTATGCTGGTCGACGGCAAGGTTGTTGACAAAAACAGCCTGGTTACCGTGACGAAACTCGCAGCTGCCGTATAATGAGGTGACTTAAATGGCCTGGACATCTGAAAGCCTGCTCGCGCCGGTGAAACTCTGGCTCCGCATCTCGTCCAGTAAAATGGACGACGAGCTGGCACAAACCATCGACGCCTGCAAACTCGACCTGCAAAATTCCGGCGTAAAAAATCTGGATTCCAGCGACCCGCTCATCCGGCAGGCCGTCAAGCTCTACTGCAAGGCGCAGTTCGGGTACGACGATTCCGCCGGGAAGTTTGCGGAAGCCTACGAGCATCTCAAGGCAGCGCTGTCGCTTTCCGGAGATTATAACGTTGAGGGGGCTTAGGCATGTATTTTACCGACGAAATCACGCTGATTGCCTACGACGAAACGCAGGACGAAATCGGAAACTGGGTAAAAACTCCGGTGGAAACTCCGGCGTTCTGCTCGGTTTCCAGCATTACCCGCGCGGAGTTTTTCGATGCCGGGCGGAACGGGATGAAACCCGACTGTGTGGCGACCATGCGAAAGTGCGATTATGACGGGCAAACGGAAGTTCGGCTAAACGGAAAGCGTCTGCACGTTTATCGAACCTACGCGAACAAGCCCGATATGGTTGAGCTGCATCTGGAGGAGATTGCGAATGCCTAAAAAAGTTAAACCAGAAAATCTTGGTGCGGCTATATCGGAAGCGGTACAGGAATATACTGCGGAAGTGACAGCGGGTGTCAAAAAAGACGTGCGCGACGTTGCTAAAGAGTGCCGAGACGAAATTAAGCAGAAGTCTCCTGTACTGAC